ACCCACGTATTCCTGTTCGATGAGGATGACACCTCGCCCATCGGCTTCGGGTTGCCCAACGCCATCCGTGACAGCCAGATGGCGATCAGCGCCGCGACGCGCATGCTGCTCGACAACGCGTCGGTCGGCTGCGGACCCCAGCTGGAGTTGAACACGGACCTTCTGCGGCAGGATCAAGACCTGACATCCACGTCCGCGTACAAGGTGTGGTATCGCGAGGGCAGCGACGCGACGGCCCAGTTCCCCGCCGTGCGCAATGTCGGGATCGACAGCCATCTACCGGAGCTAACCAAGATCATTGAGCTGTTCATGAAGTTCGCGGACGCGGAGACGTTCGTGGGGCCGATGACGGGCGGCGACATGGCCAACAGCCCGAGCGAGCCCATGCGCACGGCGGCCGGCGCGTCAATGTTGCGCGGCGACGCGGCGCTGCCGTTCAAGGACATCGTGCGTGCGTTCGACGCATTCACGCAGTCGGTCATTGAGAGCGTCGTCCAGTTCAACAAGAAGCTGAACGTGGCCCAGACGCCCGAGGGCGACTACGACGTGATCGCGCGCGGGGCGACGTCACTGATCGCCAAGGAGATGCGCTGCATCCAGGCGGATCAGCTCACGGCCACGCTCAAGCCCGAGGAAATGATCCATATCGACGCGCGCAAACTCATTGAGGTGCGGATCAAATCTCGCGACATGGGGGATGTCCTGGTCAGCAAGGAAGAGGCTGTTCGGCGGCAGGCCCAGCAGGATCAGCAGGCCCAGCAGCAGCAGGATCAGCGGCAGCAGGTTCAGGAGGCGACGGTGCGCAAGCTCCTGTCCGACGCCTTCAAGAACATTTCGCAGGGGCAGAAAAACACGGCCACGGCGGACGCCGCGACCGTCAAGGCGGTGCTCGACCTACTCGAAAAGGGACTGAACAATGTCAATCTCAACCCGCAAGGACAGGTCGGAGCTGATCCGGCAGCTCCAACTGCACAAGCAAACAACGGAGGTGGGATGGGTAGTCCAGCTCCTGGGGATATGCCTGGAGGACAGCAAGGCTGAGCTGGTGACAGTGCCACAGGAAGGCTTTATGAAGAAGCAGGGGGAGGCAGCCGCGTACGCGAACCTCCTGAGACTGATCACCCGGCCCATAGCCGGAACCATGGTGGAGTAGGTAAATGGCGACCGCGCAAGAGACCAAGGAAAGCATGGACGACTTCGGAGCGGCCTTCGAGCAACTGGCGGCGTTGGGCGACAAGCCCATTCCGCTGGAGGGACTGACGATCCCCGTGGCTGCGGCTGCAACCAAGCCGGTTGAGAAGGTGGCCACGGCGCAGGAGGCCGCGCCGGCCGCGACGGTCCCCGAGGAAACGGGTCTCGAAGACCTGACGCCCGAGGAAAAGGCGGCGGCCGAGGCTGCGGAGACCGAGACCGAGACCGAGACCGAAGCGTCGGTCACTGACCGTGAAGCGGATTTGCTGGCCAAGTTTGCGAAGGCCGTGCGGGGTGATGAGAAGACAGCGCCTACGCCCACGGCGCAGGAAGCCGCGACCGAGCCGGTTGCGCCTACGCCGCTATTCACCTCGGACGAAGTGACGTTCCTCACCAAGTTCCAGGAAGACTGGCCCGATGTCATGCGCGCCGCGCAGGTGATGCTGCGCGTTCAGGCGCGTCAGGTCACCGACCATGTCTTCGCGGAGATCGCCAAGTCCGTGGGGCCTCGGTTCGCGATGCTGGAGAGCATGGCCGATGATCGGCATGAGACTGCGCTCCACACCACCATCCCTGACTACGATGATGTACGGGATAAGGTGATTGAGTGGGCTGGCAAGCAACCTGCCTATTTACAGCCAGCGTACAACCGTGTTATTTCGGACGGAACAGTTGACGAGATCGCAGACCTTGTCAATCGGTATCGCAAGGATAGCGGCGTCGGGGCTCCTACTGCCAAGGTCGCCACACCTGCAAAGACGGAAAGTGAGCTGTCCCCAGCTGCCAAGAAAGCGGCAGCTGCGTTGGCCCCAGTCAATTCCAAACGGACGGCGGTCGTCCAGCAAGCTTCGCCCGAGGATTTCGACGCGGCGTTTGTAGCGTTCGCCAACGCAGTTTGATCTTAACTGGAGGCCATCATGGTCGCGATCACTTCTTATGGCGATATCTCCCCCGCCGTTGCCGCCTACTCTGTCGTGCGTATGCTTAAGCGGGCCATGCCTTACCTCCACCTGGAGAAGTTCGGCCAGACCTATCCGCTGCCCACGAACAGCACGCAGACCGCCAAGTTTCGGCGCTATTTTCTGAGCGGCGCGGCCGGCGCGGCCGGTCCCGACAATGGCGCGGGCACCAACGGCAACGGCTCGGCTTTCTACATCCCGCTCGCGACCACGCCGCTGGTCGAAGGCGTGACGCCGTCCGGTTCGCTGCTGGCGAACCAGGACTACACCGTGACGCTCGCTCAGTATGGCGACTTCGTCACGATCACCGACGTCATCGAAGACACCCACACCGACCCCATCCTCCAGCAGACCACGGATATTCTCGGCGAGCAGGCGGCGGTTACCGTCGAGACGCTGCGCTTCAACGTGCTCAAGGCCGGCACCAACGTCTGGTACGGTGGCAACGTCTCGGGGCGCACCAGCATCGTCACGGCGATCACGCTCACCGATCAGCGCCGGGTCACCACCGGCCTCAATCGCCAGAACGCCAAGAAGATCACGCAGGTCGTTGCGTCCAACCCGGACTTCAACACCAAGTCGGTCGAGGCGGCCTACATGGCGGTGTGTCACCCCGACCTGGAAAGCGACGTCCGTGGCATGACCGGGTTCGTCCCCGTCGCGTCCTACGGCCCGCACACCAGCCCCTTCGAGGGCGAGATCGGCGCGGTCGAGCAGGTTCGGTATCTGACCAGCACGGTCATCGCGCCCTTCACGGACGCGGGCGGCGCGGTCGGTTCGACCGGCTTGCGGTCCACCTCGGGCACCAGCATCGACGTCTACCCGGTCCTGATCTTCGGCCGCGACGCATACGGCATCGTCCCGCTGAAGGGCAAGTCATCCATGACCCCGATGGTCGTCAACCCGAAGCCCGCGCCCGGCGACCCGCTGGGCCAGCGCGGCACGGTTGGCTGGAAGTTGTGGACGTCCACCGTCATCCTCCAGGACGCCTACATGGCTCGTCTTGAAGAGGGCTGCACCGCCTAATAGCCCGTAGGCGTCATAGTCACTGAGTGGGAGGCACCCACTCAGTTACCTCTCCAGGAGAACATCCATGACCACCAGCATCATCGATCCATCCATTCATGGCGCGGCGTTCCCCGCGACGTACACCGGCCCCGGCACGCTCATCGGCAACTGTCGTCAGGCGGGCGGCATCGAAGAGGACGTGTCGGGCTATTTCACCTCGGCCGGCAACGCGGTCCAGGTCAATGTCGGCTTCCGGCCGCTGCATATCAGGGTGGTGAACGTCACCGACGTCATCATCTGGGAGTGGTTCTACGGCTTCCCCGCGACGAACGCGCTGAAGGTCGTGACGGCCGGCACCATCACCGTGGACACGGGCAGCGCCATTGTCCCCAGCGAAAGTTCGCAGAACCAGAGCGGCAACTGGATCGTGACGCTCAGCGCGGCGGCGGTCGGCACCAGCAAGCTGATCACGTTCATCATCGAAGGTTAATTCCGGCTGCCCCACAGCAGATCGGCTTGGGGGTCGCTCTTATCAGGCGACCCCTCATTTATGTAGGACTGATCGCATGGGCAACTGCATCCGCATCGAGCGCCTGGAGAATGGCTTTACGGTCGAGATGGACGACCCGAAGATCATTGAGGCCAACAACAAGCGCGACAACAGCTCAAATAAGGGGCCGTATGTCCCCTGGAAAGACCCGAGCAGGAAGTTCACGTTCGGCACCAACAAGGCGGTCGTGGCGTTCATCACCAAGAACATTGACAAGATCATCCCGAAGCCCAAGGATGATTTTGTCAGTAGCTTTGAAATTGCAGCGAAGGATAGCGACGATGGCTGAGCAGATCACGGTACAGAAGGCCAAGGGCATGCCGAGGACGATGCGGATTATCCTCGAAGAGCATGAGGACATCCCGCCCGTTGGTCAGTTCTTCGGTGTCAATGGCCGTGGGTACATGCTGCGACCCGGCGAGGAAGCGGACGTGCCCATGGGGATTATCGAGGTGCTCAACAACGCGACCATGCTGACCCCCGTCAAGGACATGCAGACGTTGCGGGTTGTTGGCTATCGCCCCAAACTGCGCTATCCGTATCGCGTGGTGCAGGACGCCACGAAGGCGGCCTGATCCACGGAGAGCGTCATGAACCTGGGAGACCTGTTGGAAGAGCTGCGGGATAACATCCTGCATGACAAGTCCGATCAGGTCTCCGGGGCCTCGGATTATTATTGGTCCGACGCGACCCTGATCCGCTACATCAATGAGGCGCAGCGGCGCTTCGCGCGTCGATCACTGATCCTGCGGGATCGTACGACGGCCCAGTGCTGCCAGTTCGTCACGGTCTCCAATCAGGCGTATTACCAGCTCGACCCGTCCGTGCTGGCGGTACTGTCCGTGCGCATTCAAGGGGATCAGGCGGACATCGCGCGCGCGGGGCACTCGGCGTTCGACACCTACCGCACACCCGACAATTACTATTTCGACCCATCGCAGCTCTCCAACATGCCTCCTGGAAAGCCCGTGGCCTACGACACGGACGAGGGCATCGGCGCGGACGATCTTGGGTCAATGACCGCGATCACCATGCGGCTCTATCCCCCGCCGATTGCGCCATATGTTGGGCTCACCGTGAGCATGCGGGTGATCCGGCTGCCGCTGGTGCGGTTTGACCCGAAGAACCCCGACCTCACGGCGGTGCCGGAAATCCCCGAGGATCATCACCTCAACATGCTGGACTGGGCCGGCTATCTGGCGTTACGGTCTCCAGACCTGGACGTGGCGGGGGATAACGGCCTAGAACGTGCCGAGAAGCTGGCGGCGTCTTTCGAGCAGCACGTCCTGGACGCCAAGCACGAGGCTGAGAAGAAACAGTTCGTGCCCATGCTCTGGGGCTTCGGACGCAACGGATTTTCCTGGGAGACCTGATCATGGCCGGGATGAAGCCCAGGCGCTACATGGACGGCGCGGATTACGTGGCTCCAGGGTTCGCCTCGGGGCCGACGCCCGGCTATATGGGCGGGACCACCAGTGTGGCGGCGGTGCCTCCGAAGGTGCGGAAGTTCGCGGCGGGCACTGCGGCGGTGCCAGGGAACTTCGCGTCGCAGGCGGGCACGGGGCTGCTCGATCCGTACATCTCGGGCCGGATGGGGCCTCTCGCGGTCGGCGCGGCAGCGGCTCCGCAGCCACCGATGGCCCCGTTCATGCCGCAGCCCGGCGCGGGAACGCAGATGTCGTCGCCCCCGGCGACGCGACAACCCCCTGTGACGCCGCCCACGTTCGGCCAGGAACTGTCGAACCTGTTCCCCGCGCCGCCCGCGCCGCCCCCGAACCCGATGACCGGGCACCCGGTTGGTCGCAACGCGGGGTCCGCGAAGCCTGCGGCGTCGTCGCCCGGCATGGCGGCTTTCCTAGGGGGTGCTCCCACGCCCCCGTCTCCGGCTGCGGTGACACCGAACCCGAGCCCGAACGGTAAGGTCTCGGGGCAGCCGCAGACGGACGCGGCCATCGCGAGGCTGGTGGGTGGGACGCCCGAGCAGGTGAACGCGTTCACGGAACCCCACAACTACACGCCGCAGGAGCACGCGCAGGCCGTGGCCGGCATACCGCTGGCGGTGGCCGAGCGCCTCTGGGGCATGCAGCACTATCTGACGCCGGAGCAGCAACTCATGCCACGGCTGATGAACAGTTTGGCGGGTACTGCGGACGCCTCCACGAAGGCATACCAGGACGCGGCGGCGCAAGGTGCGAAGTTCCCCGCGAATGAGCTGGAGAAACTGCGGCTTCAGGCGAACGCCGACCGTGAGCAGGTGACCAGTTTTGGGACGCGGGCCATGTTCAACAATCCCTGGATGCAGCCGCAACAGCAAGGTCAGTGATCCGCGATGGCCGACTTTCTCTCGGGTTCGACACCGGCGCTGCCGAGCTTCTCGAACTACGCGCCCATCCCCGCGCCTGCGGCTCCCACGGACCAGAGTAACTGGCTCACGGCGGGTCTGGGCGCGGGCGCGTATGGTGCGCTCAGTGACGTGGGCAGCGCGGGTGAAGCGGCCGGCAAGTTGCTTGGCGCGCAGGGTTTCGCGGACAAGGCCAGGGCGTTCGCGGATCAGCAGCGCGCCACGGCGGCGACGTATGCCCGGCCTGATCTGGAAGGCTCATGGTCGCCAACGGGGTGGGCTTACGGTGCGGCCAAGGCGCTGCCATCCTTGGCGGGTTTCATCGGCGCGGGCATGCTCACGGGCGGCGGCGCGGACCTGCTGGGCGCGGGTGCCGGCGCGGCGCGGCTTGCGAGCATGGCCGGCGCGGGCGCGGTGGCGCTGCCCCAGGCGGTCGGCCAGAACGTCCAGACCAACGAGGATTACACCGGAGCACCGATCACCTCGGCGGATGCCGCCAAGGCCGTGGCGTTGGGTATCCCCGAGGCGGCGCTCCAGTCCATCGTCCCCGGTAAGTTGGAGGCGCTGCTCAATAAGGGTGTCAGCGCGGGCATGCTGTCCGGCGCGCTCCACATGGGCGGCTATCAGGCTGCCGTGGGCGCGGCGACCACGGGCCTGACCCAGCTCATGGGCGACCCCGCGCGGGGCTTCGCGAGCCGGGCCAACGAGATCATGCAGTCCGCGATCTCGGGCGGCATCGGCGGCGCGCTGTTCGGCGGCGCAATCGGACATCTTGCCAAGACCCCCGTACCAGAGCTGCTGAACAACCCGGATGCGCTGGAGGCCGCCACCTCCGCGCCGCTGGGTCTGCCCGCACCCGCAGCGCCGAAGTTGCTCACGGATCAGTCGGTCATCTCCATGGGGGATCAGTCGCAGCCGCCCGTGGACCCGATTACGCAGCTCAAGCCCCAGGACTTGATGCGCGAGTTCATGAACCTGCGCAAAGACCCGACACAAGACCCGGATCGGTTCCAGGCGCTGGGTGAAGAGATCGCGCGGCGTAATGGTGAGCAGCAGAAGGCGACGCCCGACGTGGTGTCCTCGGGCTCGACGCAGATGGTGCCCGTGGAGACGGGCCGGGAGGTTGAGCCCTTCGAGGCCCCGAATACGGCGCTCACTGACCCTCGGTCTACCCCACCCGCGCCGCCCTCGAACGCGCTTGAGGGACCGAACATCGCGGGTGCGCTGCCGCCACCGGAGGCACCCGACCTGCGACCGTTCGCGGATGCGGAGCAGTACCCGAGCCTGCACCTGAATGCCATGCGACGGGTGCATTCCCAGGAGGGTGGAGACCCGCGTCTGGCGGCGCTGGCTAACCAAGAACTGGAGCTGCGCGCGCAGGAGCAGAACGCGGCGACCCCGCGACTGACCGACGCGAACACGATCTATGGCCCGGACGGCACGCCCCAGCCGACGCCCGAGCCTGTGAAGGCGACGGGGCAGCCTGTCGTCACCCCGGACGTCATCAAGGCAGGGCCGCCATCGGACATCCCATCGGCCCCGTTTGACCGCGAGAGCGATGTCGGCGTCATCAAGGCTCGCAGCGCGCTGGCTGGCGATGAGCGTGAGCCGCTGGTTCAGCAGGAGATGGGCCGGCGCGTCACCGATGCGACACGGAGCCAAGCCGACACCGAGGCCCAGGTTCGCGCGGTCGCGCAGACCGGAAAAGCGCTGCCCAAATTCCTCCAGGGCCAGAAAGTTGTGGATAACCTCGACGTTCGCATGGCCGTGGCGAAGGAGATCGCGGCGCGGCAGGCGGCGAATAAGCCCATTGGTGTGCAGATCGAGCGCCTTGACGAGCACTTCGGCGCGACGGACGCGATGGGCAAGCCGCTCCCTGAGTTGCTGGGTGATAAGGGCGCGATACAGGCCGCCACGTCGGATGAACCCCCGATCAAGCGGGTCGCCCCGCAGAAGGGTGACATTCCCAAGGCATACCAGCCCAAGTTCACCGCGCTGGAGAAGCTCCGAACGGCGCTGGCCAGCCAGGACATGGATGAAACGACCCGCATGGGGCTGCTGGATCGTGTGGATCAGGCGCAGAGCCTGCTGCGGGTGCCCTCGGGTGTGAACGTGCGCGAGGCTAACCGGCTGACCGAGGCGGTCAAGACGGAGGCGGCCGCCGCGCCGGTCAAGGCTGAGCGGGAGGCCACCCAGGCACCTCCGGCGAGCAAGGTCGCGCCCGCCACGGGCGACACGCCGTCTCCCATGGCGGCTGAGCAGATCAAGAAGTTCACTGACCTAGACCGCGCGCCCCCGCAGGCGGCGAAAGTGGCCCCTCCGAAGACCCAGGCCGAGGCCAAATCGCGGGCCGACGTGGACGTAGGCAAGCTGACCCGCGCCACGGCGGGGGGCGACTTTACGCAGGCCGCGCCTGGGGCGTCTACGCCTGAACAGCGCGCTGCGCGACAGGCGAAGATCGCCGCGCAGGAGGCGGCCGTCCAGAAGTTGGCGGCGACGCCTCAGAAAGGCGAAATCGACTTCAGCAAGCCGGCGACGCCGGAGGAACGTGCGCGACAGGCTGCCCGTGATGCTAAATTGCGGGCCGGCGTGGACGTAAGCAAGCTGACCCGCGCTACGGACGGAGGGGGCTTCACGAAATCTGGCACGAAAGCGGACGCCAATGCGCCAGCGCCCCGGTTTGCGAGCAAAGCGACCACCGCAGCTGTCGGTGACGCCGAGGCGCGGGGTCGCGACCTGCAAGACGCACTCAGTGAGCGGTCGAAAACGCCAGATCGGAAGTCGCAAGAGTTCGCGGCGTATAAGGAGACGGCCACCCGGAAGGCCGTGGCGCGCAATACGGCCCCGGCGAGCGACGCAGACCTGTATGAGAGCTTCCGCACGCCACGTGACAAGACCGAAATGGTCCTCGCGAGGGGTGCTGCGATGCAGAAAGCGCGGCTGGAGGTTGTCACCAAGGCCCTGGAGGCAGCCGAAAAGGGTGACATGCGGCCGCTCCGGGCGGTCAAGGACGAGCACTTCGCGGACAGCCCCCTGGATGACCCCCGGTTCGAGCAGGACAAGGGCCTCTGGAGCAAGATCGCGGCTCAGCAGGAGGCGGAAGAGCGCCTTATGGATGTTGTCAGGCGCACTCGTGGCGAGACGCCGCGTGTCGGCGCGTCCGGGGTGGTCACTCAGGACGACGTGGACCACGCCAACATCGTCAATCAGACGAACAAGCTCTCCGAGAGCCTGCGGCATATCGTCCAGAACGGCTCATCGTCCGAGCGGCGACAGTTGGCGGCCACCATGCTGGAGCATGGTGTGGATGCGCACGTCCGGTTCTCGCCGATTGAGGGCCTGCGGATGGACAATGACCGCGCGTTGGACCCTGGCGCGGTGGTCAAGGGCTCCTACAACCCGGCGCTTGGTCGCGTGAACCTCTATGACGGTTCGGACCTGGAGACCACTATCCTCCATGAGGCCGTGCATGCAGCCACGCAGAAGGCCATCGAAGGCAACACGCCTGCGGGACGTGAGATCAAGGCGATCTATGACCGGCTCAAGGCCCGCTCGCCGGGTAACGCGGCGTACGGTCTGTCGAACCCCAAGGAGATGGTGGCCGAGGCCCTCACGAACCCCGCGTTCAGGGATTTTCTGAAGGGCGAGCGCGCGACCACGGGCAGCAAAGTGCTCGATATGTGGCAGCGGTTTAAGAACGCGGTGTTCACGGCGCTCGGTGCGGGCGGACGGGTGCGCTCGGCGTTCGATCAGATCATGGACACGGCCCATCGGGCCATGGGGGAGAATAGCGGCAAGGGCTTCGATAGCGAGAGCCCGCGCGTTGTCAGTGAGATGCTCACCCAGGCGTCCGCGCAGGCGCGGAAGACCTATGACAACTTCCGTGGGCTGCTCGGGATGGAACGGCTGCACGGCATCAATATCAACCTGAAGTCCGCCGCGCGACAGGTGATCCTTGGCTGGAACACCTCCGACCATATCGCGCAGGACTATGGCGACAAGGTGCAGGGCATCCGTGATCTGCTGACCCAGCAGGGGCGTGGATCGGTGCTGGCGGATAGCATTGCCAAGCCGCTCAAGTCCGCGTCCATCGCGGTGCATGCGCTGGAGCACAAGGTCCGGGACAAAGTCAACAAGGCGATGCAGCACACGATCCTGGGGATCGACATCTTCAAGCCCTGGGAGGAGAACAGGCAGGCGCACGCTCCCGAGGGCGCGAAGGGTCGTGGGCTGGAGCAGGCCGCGCGCCTGAAGAAAGCCTGGATGGATGCGCAGCCTCTGGCCAACGCGATCCGGCGCGATCCTGCCGCGATGGGCGCGTACACCAAGATGCACGACGCCAACGACTTCAACGCGCTGGCTAAACTCGTCTACCACGCCGACGATCTCGTGAAGCGCGACTATGCCAAGTATGGCCTGAAGGGCTTCGAGAACAGCCCGTTCGACGACTATCACCTCAACCCGGCGCTGCACGATGACCCTACGGTGGCGAAGGCGTTCATGCAGCGTGAGCTGAACCAGCGCCTGAAATCCTTGGATGAGTTCTCCACCAAGCTGAAGACCCAGCTGGATGATGGCAACGCGAAGGGCGACGACAAGGTGAAGCTGGGCGAGCTGGCGCGGTTGCGCTCGCCGGTCAGTTCCCTGGTGGCCAGCTCCCAGCGCATGCTCAAGCAGATGACGGACAGCCCCTACTTCCACCTGGGTCGTGAGGGCACGCACTTTGCTGCCGGCGAGATCAAGCTGGATGAGACTAAGCTCCCGGATCAGGCGGCGGTTGGCAAGCTCCAGGCGGCGCTCGAAGCGAAGGGCTTCGGTGACGCCACGGTCATGCACAACGCGGAGAACAATCAGGTCTACGTCAAGCTCCGCGATCCAGCGGAGGCCGAGCGGGCGCGGGCAGTGTTCGAGGACATGCAGCGGCAGGGGGTCTTCACCAGCCCGGTCTCCGTGGGGCGTGGTGACGACCTCAACATCTACAAGCAGGTTAGCCCTGTGTGGATGAAGCGCGCTATCGAGGCGATCCAGTCCGCCGAGCCCGACATGCCCGAGGGCCTGGATGACGTGACTGCCAAACGGCTCCAGACTGCGTTCGACCAGCAGAAGCGTGACGCTCGGCAGGCGCTCATGGACATGATCCCTGACAACTCACTGACCAAGATTTACCAGCGCCGCGAGGGTGTGCAGGGCTTCAACGCGGACATGATCCACTCGTTCGACACCAGCTCGCTCTCGAACGCGCGCGGGCTGGCGGGCATGGTGGTCTCGCGAGATACCGGCAAGGCGGCAGCGGCGATCAAGGATCAGATCAAGGCGATCAACAGAGACCCGAGCTTGAACCAGGACCAGCGCGAGGCGTACACCCAGGCGGCCCACGAGATGATCCTGCGTGAAGCTTCGCGCATGACCAACACGCCGTCTCCGGGGATCGATACGGTGCGCAAACTGGCCCACGCGGTGCAGATTGGCATGTCGCCCGCCTACTTCGTCACCCTGATGACACAGATACCGTCCCTGTCGCTCCCGCGCCTGGGCAGCACGCACGGCTATCTCAACTCGGCCAGGGAACTGGCGCGCGCCACTCCGATGACGATGAAGATTGTCAGCGCGATGATCCACACCAAGGAGTGGTCCAGCTTCGCGCTGCGGCAGAAGTATCTGGAGGACGCCAGCATCCCGAAGGGGACCGTGGATTTCATCATGCGTCAGGCGGCGAACGGCGACTTCAACCAGGGGGCGTTCACAAACAGCATCATGGGCCACGATGTCACTGGGCTCGGGCATATCACCCACGCCCTGCACGCCGCCAGCACGCTCGGCCTCTACGCGGAGATGATCCCGCGCGTCATGACGGCGCTGGCGGCCAAGGCGTTGCATCGGCCCGAGCAGGACGGCGACCTGCACAGCTTCGTCAGTGACAAGGTGAAGCAGTCCCAGATGGACTGGAGCCCGTTCGGCAATCCGCGTCAGGCTGGCAAACAAGGCACATTCGGCCCGGCAGGCCCGCTTGTGAACCAGTTCATGGGTTTCCAAATTCGCATGACCGAGATGCTCTACCGCGAGGCGGACAAGGCGTTCAAGGGCGACCCGGCCGCGCGCAGTTTCATGCTCGGGCATCTGGCGGCCACCACGGCGCTGGCGGGCACCCTCGGGCTACCCTTCGTGGGTGTCGCGGCGAGCGTCTATGACCGGCTGGCGGACTGGACCACGGGCCAGGATGACCACGACATCCAGGCGTCGTTCCGCAACTATCTGGCGGACACGTTCGGCAAGGACGCCGGAGAGATCATCGCGCGGGGTGTTCCGCGCGCGGGCGGCATCGATCTGTCGCGTGCGGGTGAGAGCACCATCATGCCGGGGTCCACGACCATCATGATGCTCACTGAGAAGCGTAAACTGGAGGACGCGGAGAAGGACTGGCTCAAGTCGATGAGTGGGTCGGCCGTGGGCGTGGGGCTCAGCTATGCACAGGCGATCCGGGACTTCACCAACGGCGACGTCATGAACGGCATGATCCGCGTCGCCCCGGAAGGTCTGAAGAACGTCGCGGAGGCGGTGCAACTTGGCACGCGCGGATTTGTCAGCAAAGACGGGACGCCGTTGCCGATTACCGCGAGCGCCGAGGACATCGCGCTGAAGGTGCTGGGTCTCGAAGGGTCCAAGGAGCAGGAATACAACGAGGCCAAGCGTGTCGAGAGTGGCGAGCGGAACCTCTCGGAAATCCGTTCGCAGAACATCACGCAGCATCTGCTGGTGGCAGAGCAGCGTGGAGATCAGGGCATGTTCCAGCGCTGGGAGCGCGCGAGCCAGGACTTCCAGCGAGATCATCCAGGGCAGCTGCCGCCCATCGCGGGGTTCGGACAGGCCATGCAGGAGCAGATGATGAACGCCGCGATGGCGCGCGCTCTGAACACACCCCTCGGAGTTGCCCCGCGTAATCTCGCGGCTCGGGGCATGACGACGTTTGGAAACTTCCGTGACCAGTGATACGCTGGCGTAGGAGCACAGGAGCAGGGATATGGGCAAGGGCGCGACGTTCGACAACGATCTACTCAAACTGATCTTCAACGCGGTCAACATCGCCAACATCGCGGATAATACCGCGACGTCGCCGCTGACGAACCTCTATCTGTCTCTGCACACAGCGGACCCGACTGCGGCGGGTAACCAGTCGTCCAGCGAGGCGTCGTACACGAGCTATGCGCGTGTCGCGGTCGCCAGGACGACTGGTGGATTTACCGTCACGGCCAACAGTGTCTCTCCAGCAGGGACGGTCTCGTTCCCCGCCTGCACGGGCGGCACCAACACGATCACGAACTTCGCGATTGGTACGGCGTCGAGCGGCACGGGCAAGATACTCTATACCGGCACCGTGACCCCGAACATCTCGGTGGCTAGCGGCGTGACGCCACAACTGACAACCGCGAGCACAGTGACCGAGAGTTGAGTAGGGAGTACACTGATGGACACGAATTTCCAACGCGCCCTTGCCCGCGTCCTCGTCTATGAGGGAGGCAAAGTCAACAACCCGAACGATCCGGGCGGCAAGACGAACCAGGGCGTCACGCAGCGCACCTACAACGCGTGGCTGCGCGCCCAGGGCAAGATGCCGCTCGACGTCTACAACATTCCCGACGTGGACCGCGACACTATTTACCGCACGCAGTACTGGGACACGATCCAGGGTGACAAGCTGCCCAGCGGCGTCGATCTGGCGGTGTTCGACGCGGCGGTCAACTCAGGGCCGTCGCAGGCGGTCAAGTGGCTCCAGGCCGCGCTCAACGACCCAGGTGTCACCGCCGATGGCGTGCTGGGCGTCAAGACCATGGACGTTATCGCGGCGGTTGGCACCGAGCATGATCTCGACACGCTGATCGAGAATATCTGCTCGCATCGGCTTGCGACGCTTCAGCGGCTCTCGACGTGGAAATATTTCGGCCCTGGCTGGCACGCACGCGTCGCCAATGTCCAGAAGACGGCGCTATCCTGGGAGGACGCCGCGCCCGTGCCCATGGCCCCTGACCTGTCGGGACTTAACGGCTCGGCTAAGGCGAACGTCGCCAACATCAAGCCGCCCGTGGTCAGCCAGATCGCGGCGCATATGACCACGGCGGCTACGGGCGCAGGCACGGTGGCCTCACAGGCTGCGTCACAGGTGCAGGGTCTCCAGGACACCTTCTCATGGGTCAAGTACGTGTTCGGCGGCCTGACCTTGCTCGGCGTCGCGGCGGGCGTCATCGCGATGGTCGCCACCAAGGCGCAGGCGGCGGCGCTCGCGGGCACGTCCACGGCGACGGTTGATCTTCAGGCGGACGCGGCGCTCCCGGCGCTCCCGGACGTCAAAGTGGCCGCGCCGGCTTCAGTGAAGGGGACGTGACATGCCGTTCGCGCTTCTAGGATTGGTCCCCTGGCGGGTGTGGCTCTACGCCGGGGTGATCGCAGCGGTCGGGGCTGTCGGCCTGTACGAGTGGCACAGGGTGTACCAGGAGGGTGTCAATGCTGAAATCCAGAAAATTAACGATGCGAACGCCATTGAGCAGGGTCGGGCAGACGCTGCGCAAACGACCGTGGATGGTTGTTTCAACAGTGGCGGCGCTTGGGATCGCGCTTCAGGGAAGTGCCTGCGAGATCAACCAGCCGGTCAGTAAACCCTGCGGCGTGATCATCGACAGTCTCAAGACGGTCAATGCGACAACTCGCGACGGTCAGCGTCGGCTCGCGGATCATTTCCAGCGCGGCCTCGCGGCAGGATGCTGGACGATTACCGCGAATTAAGAGGTTGGTCGGATGTCGTTCAAACTTCTTGACCGTGCGGTCATGTCGGTCTCGGGCACGCCTGGGACCGGCACGATCACGTTAGGGTCCGCCGCGACAGGGTTCCAGTCGTTCGCATCCGCTGGGCTGGGCAACGCCGACACGACGGCATACGTGCTCACTGACGGGTCGGCCTGGGAGATTGGTGTCGGCACCTACAACACCACGGGTCCGACCTTCGCGCGCACCACGATCACGGCCAGCTCGAACTCCGGGTCGGCGATCACGGCAAGTTCGGCGGCGGTTGTCACCGCGACGATGCGCGCCGAGGACGTGAACTTGGTTGACCTGCTGTCCATGAGCAAGCCTGCGGGGACGTCGGATTACGCGAAGGGGGAATACATCCCGATTGCGAATGGCGCGACCGTGACGCTCTTCGATTACATGGGCGTGGGCTATATGTCGGCGTTCTCCATAGCGGTCGCTGGGGGCTCTGGTACGGTGGCTGACACGGCGACGATCAATTTCTATTTTGACGGCGCGTCCACACCGAATATCTCGATGCCGCTGAGCACGTTCTTCAACGCGAAGTACATGGGCACCAACGGGCGGTACTTCTCCAATAGGTTCTTCGGGGCTAATTCCGCTAGCGGCGCGGCCTTCGGGGCGTATTGCAAGCTTCCGATGCCGTTCGGAACAGAGATCAAATGCACGATATACAACGGCTCCGGCAATGGCGGGACGATCTGGTTCCAAGCCAACTTCAACATCGGCGTGCCGAACACATGGCCCAGTACACGGCGACTGTACGCCGACTATCAGGCGATCACGTCTCCGACAAAAAACGCCACCGTGACGCTCGTCAACAAGGCGGGCGTATCGGGACGACTGGTCGGGGTGTTCATGCTCGCGGACGAATACCCTGGCAGCGAACAGAACTACAACGCTGAGCTGGAAGGCAACTTCCGGTTCTGGCTGGATAAAGTCGCGACGACCTGGGTGGCGTCCACGAGTTACAGTCTTGGTGCGACGATAATCGACAGCCAGGGCAACGAGCAGACTGTCACGACTGCGGGCACGTCGGGGTCCAGCGCGCCCTCTTGGGCCGTGGCCGGCGCGGCGACCACGACAGACGGTTCGGTGACCTGGACGTGCGCTCCCGGCGATCCCCCCAACGCACTTACAGGGCTCATCGCCGGAGGGTCGCAGACGCCGTTCGTTGGATTTGTGTTCACTGACCCCAACGGCAATGCACAGCGATGCACCTCTAGCGGCGCGGTCTCGGTGTCGAACATCGCAGGGACGACCTGGGCGACAGGTACAGGTTCGTCCACGACATGCGGGGGTGCGACGTTCGTTTGCGACGGGCCGCCGCTCAAATCGAGTTTCCAGACGTCCGGCACCGAGGATTACTTCCTCATGGGCTTCTACGGATATGGTGCGCTCTCTGGTGGGGCGTCCGGGAACGGCGAGACCGGGACGGCGATGAACTCCACTAGCTCAGGGTCGTCGCTCGGGAGTAGCACGGTCACGATCTCGTTTTACCGCTACCACGTGTCCGATCCGATGGTCTTCAAAAATTCTCTCGTCGCGACGTGGCAGGCTGGGGACACTTCTGAGAAGGACTGGGGTACAGGGAACCCGGAATTGTGGTTCGTGACGTACTATTACACGGAGTAATTAGGTGACGTCGTCCAGCGCGCTCGCGTCAAACCCTGTCGCCGCTGGACCCATCGCTGGAAGTCTCAGCAGCGGCGGCAGTGTCGCGTCGGCTGCGGGAACTTCAACCGTCCACGGGTACGCACCCGCTCCAGCCGTGGGCAGCGCGGCCGGGGTGGCGACGGCCCAGGCGTTCACGCCCGCAGGTGCTGCGTCCGCCGCAGGCGTCGCCACTGTCACGGCTATCGCGGCGACACACAGGCCCGGCATCGCGATAGCTACGGCGAGCGCGACCGCGAACGCGGCGTCAGGGTTTGTTGCGCGCGCCGCAGGTACAGCGAGCGCGGGTGCAGCCGGGCATGCGGTGAACGCCAGTGTCGCTACGGCGGCCGGCACAAGCTCAGTGACCGGCGCGAAAGATTACTCGTGGCAGGGTGTCGCGTCGAGCGTGGGCAGCGCGGCGGTCTCGGGCGTGGGTCTCGGGCCGGTGATCGCGGCGGCTAGCGCGGAGGGGGCGGCTACCGCGTTGGCGTCGAGCGCGGCCCACGCCGCCAGCATCGCGGGTGCGACCGGCGTCGCAAGCGTGGCGGGTCGTGTGCGCGGGGCGTTCCCAGGGTCCGCGACGGCGTATGGCGTGGCGGCCGTGACAGCGATCAGCAGCGCACGGGTGGCCGAGGCGTTCACGGCGGCTGGTGTGGCGGTTGTCACAGGACACGGGTGGACCGCCGTCGCCGCAGTAGCGACAGCAGCCGGCGTGGGCTCGATGTCCGGCGCGGCGCGCGCGACGGCGCGGGCCATTGCGAGTGCGCGCGGCATGGCGTCCACGGCCGGCGTCGGTCACGCGCTCAGGATGGCGGCGTTCCGTGCATGGGGTGTCGGGGCCGCGTTAGCGATGTCCACGCACAAATCCGGCGTTGTCGGACAGGCGGCAGGGACATCTACTATAGCGGGTGTCAGCGCGGCGCATAAGCGCAGCGTGGGCGCGGCGGCGGGCGCGGCGGCGGGCGCGGCGGTGAGCAGGTGGATCGCCAAGAGTGTGGCGTCCGCCACGGGGGGCGCCACAGCCGCAGGTGTGATCCATGCGCGGAAGTTGATCATCGGCGTCGCGACGGGGCACGCCACGGTCGCCGGGCACAGCGCCCAAAATACCCAGGCCGTCGCGAGGGCCATGGGGTCGGCGTCTGCCACAGGTCTCTGGACCAGCATCGGATCGATGGTTGCGAGCGCGCATGGCGGGGCCAGCGTGTTCGGCTACCCGAACCCCGAACTTGAGGTCTGGCAAGCTGCCACAGTCGTGGTATCATGGGCTACGCAGGGGGTCGTCGGTGCTGAGATCACGAACCAAGCGGAGCTGGTCGCCACAGTGGAGCCTCAAGCGACAATAGTCGCGAGTGTTGTTCCACAGGGCGTGGTGTCGGTAGGGTTTAGCCTGTAGGAGCACTAAGATGCCGGCCTTTGTCCGCAAGAATTTGCTGGTTGCCACCGCTGCGTTTACCGCCGCAGATGGGTCGAGCACGCAGCCATCGAGTGCCGACATGGTCGTGAAGTACAACGATATCTCAGGTGTCAGCCGGCTCACTACGGTGGGGCTGACCTTCAACAGCTCGACCAATACCTGGGTCGGCACATGGGACAGCTCGGCGGCGCAGGGTGGCGCTGTTGAGTGGATGGTGTATGGAGTGGGGTCATTACAGGCTGCGGTGCAGGGGTCGTTCCTGCTCCAGGCCAACTCCGCGAACGTGGTGTGACCAGATGGCTGACGACTGGGGCTGGATCAAAGACTACAGCGCGGTGTTGACCGGCCTCGGTGGCGGCCTGATCGGGTTCGTGGGGTCAGTGATCTCGAACCGTTCGCGCGAGCGGTCGGAGGGAGCCCGGCGCAATCTGGACCATGAGACGGTCCAGCTCACATATGACCAGAACCAGATGAACGTCATCACCGCACGGTTCCAGGCGCTCTTGGATGGGTACGAGCGTCGGATCAATGACCTGATCCGCGAGGTCGCGGACGTCCGGTCAGAGCTGAAAGAGGTGCGGATACAGCTGCGCGAAGCCCAGGCATACAGTAAAGGACAGAGCAGTGCCGGCACCTCCGCCTCCGCCTCCTGATGAAGTCCCGCCCATCGTAGTCGGCCAGTTCGACGGTCTCAAGAACACCGTCGATCTGGAGCGACTTGGGCCGAAGGACTTGTTCAGGGCCACGAATATTGATTTGGACGATGACGGTCAGCCGCATCGCCGTCGCGGGACCACGCTCATGGTCTCGGGCAACTACCATAGTCTGTTCACCTCAGAAAATGGAGTGGTCTATGTGGTCAGAGACGGGTCTCTGGGTGTCCTCAACCCTGATTATTCTTTCGTATCACTGGCAAACAACATCGGCAGTGACCCTGGAGCGGGGGGGCTCGGTCTTGCGTACACGCAAGTGGGGACGAACCTTTACTATACCAGCGCATCGAATGCTGGCATCGTTGATACCGTTGCGCTCACAGTGGGGCCATGGGGACCGTCTCAGGACATCTGGTTCTCACCTGTCGTCAATCCTACGGCGACCTTGCCGGCGATTAGGGGACGGTTGCTTGGATCGCCTCCGCTCGCGACAACGCTTGCGTATTTCAATGGTCGGCTCTACCTAGGCAATGGTCGCACGGTCTGGTGTACCGAGCTTTTCGCCTACGGGCTTGTGGACAAGACCAAGAATTATTTTCAGTTCGAGGGTGATGTCACCATGCTTGCGGAGGTCACTGACGGAATTTACGTCGGGACCACCGAGGGCCTCTGGTTCCTGTCCGGGCCGAACTCCCCGCTACGACGCGATCGCGTCATGGACAGCCCCGTGATCCCTGGCTCCTTGGCCTATGTGCCAGGAGAGCTGGCGAACCCGCCGCAGGTGGGTCTCCAGGCGGACACGACAGCAGAAGTGTCCGCGATGTTCATGACCACGCGGGGCGTCTGTGTCGCGATGGATGGTGGGAAGGCGTACAATCTCACTGAGGGTAAGTTCTTCTTCCCGGTCGCCAAACGCAGTGCTGCGTTTTTCCGCCGCCAGGATGGCATGAACCAGTATATCGTGGTAAGCGACAGTGCGGGGCAGCCGGTCAACGGCGCTCGTGTGGGTGATTTCGTAGACGCCGAGATCGTGCGCGGGAATGCAATCTGGGTGGACGTCACGGAAAGCGCCGTGGCGCTAGACACCATAGGAGCTGGCTGATGACCAACAAGATTTTCCCGCTGAAGGATCGGTACGGGAACACGATCAACACAGTGTACATCGATAATGGCGACGGCACCTACACGCTCGCGACATCGAGCAGTGGTGGCGGTGGTGGCGCGGTCACGGTTGCTGACGGCGCGGACGTCACGCAGGGCGCGAAGGCGGACAGCGCGGCGAACAACAGCACGTCGAGCTGGTCAGCCATCGCGCTTCTCAAGGGGCTATACGCGGCACTTGTCGCGCCCCTTCCAGCGGGCACGAACGCCATCGGCTCCGTGACGGCCAACCCTTACGCCGGGACGATCACGGCGACGGTCGTCACTCTCACGGCGGCGACGTCGGCGACGCTCATCGCGTCCAACTCGACGCGCAAGGGGCTCCGCTGGCAGAACATCGGAGCCAACCCGGCGACGGTGGTTCCGGGCGGTAGCGCGGCGGTCGTTGGTAACGGCCCCAACTACAACGGACCCCCGCAAGGAACCGGCTTCCAGGGCGGCGGCGAGAGCTTCGAGGGCGCGGCGGTCCCGACCAACGCCTTTCAGGCAATCTCGACGGGCGGGACAACTATCATCGTCTGGGAGCAGACCTAATGGCCGCCACGTTCCCGCCTCCGAAGCCGCAAACCAACATCATCACGTTCACTTCGTCGATGACATACGTCCCCACGCCGGGCATGGTCGCGGTTGACGTCTACCCCGTCGGTGGCGGTGGCGGCGGTGGCGGTGGCGCGCGCATCGTATCGGCCACGGCCGGCTCGGGCGGCTCGGGCGGTGGCGGCGCGTCGCGCGGCGCGCCCAAGTTCACATTCACGGCGGCGCAGGTCGGCGCGTCCCAGGTTGTCACCATCGGCGGCGGCGGCTCGGCGGGCGTGGCCGCCACGACCAACTCGACGGCGGGCGGTGTCGGCGGCGGCGGCGGCATTACGAGCTTCGGCGCGCTCTGCCAGTCCAACGGCGGCGGCGGCGGCGCGGGTGGCCAACTCGTGTCCGCCTCGGGCGGCGGCGGCGGCGGGTACAACGGCGGCACGGGGAATGCGGGGTCGGGCGCGACGGCGGGAGCCGCCGCGCAGGGCTCGGGCGCGGGCGGCTCGGGCGCGGTCGGCGTATCGATCTACGGTTCGTCGCTAGGCGCGGGCGCGGGTGGAGCGGGCGGCGTCAATGCCGGCGCGGGGCTACAGGGAGGCTTTACAAGCTCGGGCGGCGGCGGCTCGGGCGGCGGCTCGGGCGGCGGGATAAGCGCCGGCAACGCTGTGTTCTCGGGCGGCCAAGGCGGCAATACCTACGCGGTGGGCATTCTTCAATCAGGCGGCGCGCCGGGCGCGGCGGGGAACACGGGAAACCAACCGGCCAACGTAAACCCCATACAAGGCGCGGGCGCGGGCGGCGGTGGTGGTGGCTCGTCTCTGACGGCGGCGGGCGGTGGCGGCCAAGGCGGTCTCTACGGCGGCGGCGGCGGTGGCGGGGGAACCGTGGACAACGGCGGCACGGCTGGCGCGGGTGGCGTTGGCGGCGGTGGTGCTTGCGTGATCGTCGAATACTTCTGAGGTAAGTTCATGGGCCAAGTCTATGCGCAGATCGAGAACGGCGTCGTCGTCAACATGATCTTGTGGGACGGGGTGTCGCCGTGCGGCAATCAGGACGCGTTCGTGCTGGCGTCAACGCTTCCCGCAGGCGTGGGCATTGGCTGGTCCGACCTTACGGGGTCGTGGGTAGCGCCCGCGCCGCCGCCGCCGCCCACGGTGGTGACATTTTTACAGTTCATGGCGCTGTTTACATCGGCTGAGCAGGAGGCGATTATCGGCTCGACGGACATTAATGTCCGCGTGTTCGTGGTCATGGCGAGCGGCGCGAACTTCCTCGACCTGACGCTCGCCGAGGTCGTGAATGGCGTGGAATATCTCGCGAGCGTCAACCTGATCGCGGCCACACGGGTGGCCGCGATCCTGAGCAACACAGCACCGTAGGAGATGCATGATGAACGTTGAGAAGACTAAATCCGGGCTGTTGGTCCCCACGTCTAAGGGTCTGGGAATGGGTCGCTACCACGCGGAGCATTTCCGCGCTGGCAGGCTCATTGACGAGTGGGATTTCGACAATATCGCGGTCAACGAGGGTCTCAATTACCTCTTGAACGCGGGACTGGCGGCTGGGTCGCAGATCACCACGTGGTATCTCGGCCTATTCTCGGGCAACTACACGCCTGTCGCGACGGACGCCGCCGCGACCATCGCAGCCAACTCCACGGAGACGTCGGCTTACACGGCCGGGGCGAGACAGCAGTTTGTACCCGTGTCCGCGTCGGGGCAGCAGGTGACCAACTCGGCTAGCCGGGCGAGCTTCACGTTCAACGCGGGCACCACGATCTACGGCGCATTCCTTGTGTCGTCGTCCACGATCAACGGCACCACGGGCACGCTGATCTCGGCGGCGCAGTTCGGCTCGGCCAAGTCGGTCAGCAACACCGACCAAATCTTGCTGACCTACACCTTCTCGTTGGCCAGCGCGTAATGAGCGTGTATGCCGAGAGCGTCACCAGTGGCGCGATCCTCACGGGCACGCCCGTGGGGACATACAGTCTGACGCTCGTGGCGCAGGCGATCCTCAACTCGACGCTCACGGGGACCACGACATATTTGCCGGGCATGTCCGAGACCGCCAAGGGTCTGGCGGCGTTCCTGACCACCTTTGGGTTCACCCATACCGATGGCGCGACCCTCGGTACGGCCACGTCCATCCACTGGGCGGCAGGTGCGCTGGTCGCGGAGGTGATCAAGGCCAGGGACACATATCACACAGGTCTTGTATTCAGCACGTCCATCGCCGAGATGGCGAAGATCGGCGACACGCTCCAGGCGTTGCTCGTCATGGCCATCGCGGAAGGCGCGACTGTCACGGACCTTCTGAACAGCGTGGCCAGTGTGCTCATGCTCCAGCGGGCCGTCGCCAGGGGAGTACCCGGCAGCACCGCCGCGTTCGGCATGCTGGCGCACGAGGCCGTGGGGGCGCTCGACGCCTATCTGGCGCTTGCGAACATCAACGTCGGAGAGGGCGCGACGCTCTCGGCCGCGATAATCCAGCACTTCATCGGGTCGGTGCAGGTCGTTCAGAACCTAGCGATCCACGGCGAAACCAGCGCCTCGCTGCTGCTCAACCCGATCATGCTGGAGGACTGTACGCTCACTGACACGGAGTTGCTGACCACGATCTTCCAGGGCGACCCGATCCTGGAGACCGCGTACGCCACGGTGTCCTATTGCAGCCCGGATAGCAACTCCACCACATGGGTGATGAACACGCGCACCAATGTGGTCACTGAATATGTCAACTGGGTCTTTAACAGCTTCGCCAGCTTCGGCCGTAAGTACATCGGGGCCAACGGGCAGGGCATCTGGGAGCTGAACGGCGAGCGAGACGGGACCACGAATATCGTGGCGGACATGGCTGGCGGCTACATCCAGTTCAACGGTTCGCGGTTGAACGGTCTCATGGGTGTTTACATCGGCATGCGTGGCCAGGGTGAGTTCTATCTCAAGCTGTCCGCAGGGGATGGCCGGGATTATCTCTACCAGTTCAACTCCCAGCCAGGGTTAATGACCACCAAGGTCAACATCGGCAAGGGTCTGCGCTCGCGGTATTTCCAGTGGGAACTGATCTCGACCGGGCCGGATTTCGATCTGGACAGCATTGAGTTTGTGCCGATGGTGGGTAAGCGGAGGGTATGAACCTTGTTCGCTCCCGACTACCGAGTGCCGCTGGACGGCCGGCAGGCCCGGCGAACCCCCCCACAGGTGCGGATCACGATCACGCCTACAGCGGACGGCTGGAGCGATGCGACCAGCGAGGCCCGCGCCCAGGCGGTAGAGGCGATCATTACGGCCCAGGCCGGCGTGCTGCACTCGTTCATCCAGGGACAGCGCCAGCAGGTGGATCAGAACCAGGATACGTTCTGGGCGAAGCGCATCGTCCTGGACCAGCTCACGATCTCGTACACAAACAGCAGTGGCCAGGAGATCATCGAGATTGACGTCAAGCCCACAAACGCGCCGACGTCGGGCGGCTCGCTGGACATCAGCGGCGTGTTCGTGGTGGACGTGCCATTCACGGTGTTCCCCATAAAGCTTCCGCCACCCGCGCCACCGTCGTGGGGGGCCTACGCATGGGACGCGGATGACGCCGCAGGTGACGCCCAGGCCGACGCCGTGGGTGCATCGGGCATCTGCATCGCACCGATCAGCGGGCAGGTGTATTTCGAGGTGGAGATCGACGTCATCCCCAGGGGCTCCGCGCCAGCGACCATCGTCACGACACCTGGGGACGCGGACGGTTCGACGCTGTCCACTGACCTATACAACATCTCTCCGGCGTCGATATCGTACCTCTTTCCGAACGATCTTGACACGTTCCTCACACCTGTGATCGGTGTGGTGCCCGACTACTATGTCGATAAATCCTGGAAGAAAAACACTGTCGCGTATGGGCGCGTCATCGGCTGCGACTGGCAAGATGCGCCCATGGCCCCGAGATCAATCGGGCTCGTGCCAGCGAAGAATAGGTACACGAACTATAACGCCAGCGTATGGACCAACGGTCGATACGTGATGAAGAACACCGTGTACTCCACGGACTTCCGGGACACTTACTCGCTCTACAGCAGCTCCTGGGCGAGTTCTGTAGGGAGCCAAATTCTCGACACCAGTCCCGATGGCATCTCAACGCTGGTCTCGGGCCTGACGACGTACCAGTGCCTCAACCCACAATCCAGGACCGACGCGGATAAGACCGTGCAACTGCCGGTGGGCGGCCATTATTGGATCGTGGGCATCCAGGGCGCGGGTGTGATGCTGTCCGGCCCTCGGGAAAACCCCTACGCCTACATCTTCGCGGACGAGACGACATTCCCGCTCGGCGCGCTCCAGACGCTCCAGGCGGCGCACACGAGCATCTTTTTTGACCCCAAGGGGGCGTATTACGCGTTCGACAACGGGCTCCCGAACTACCCGCCCGGCGCTCAGGAGATCAACGGCGGCTACGACGTCGATAATGTGTGGCCACTGAACGCCGAGACCGAGGGTCCGCTCGGGACGATGACAGATGTCAGCTACAACTGGGGCTACGCCGGCCAGTTCTATAATAGTGTTCGTGTCTATGCCGCATGGGGCATGATCACGTTCATTCCTGGCAGCACCAAGAACAGCACCACGGCGAACTACAACCTTATCGGAGATGTATTTCAGGGACCGGATTTCACCTACGACGATTACTGCGCGGAGGGAGGCCCGGATTATAAGATGCCCTCCGGGATCAATCAGCTTGGCGAGCACGCTTGGGTGATCAAGGGCCGGGGGGACAAACTCGCGAGCACACTCTTCTCGTCCAATGACGTGGCCATCGGCAACACGGTGAACGGCGTTCTCCGCAACGGCTGCTGGACAGGCATGGACATGGGGTCGATCAGCCGGGGGGACATTTATATGATCGCCGTGGACACGGCCACCCGCAAGGTGTGGTTCGGCCGCAACGGCAAGTGGTGGGAAAACTCCGCGCCCACGGATAAGACGCCGGGGACGAAGCTCGCGCCGGTCACTTACCTCGACGGCACGGCAAAGGACACGAAATATTACCCGGCGTGCTCGGCACGCTTTGGGCACACTCGGATGAAGGTGCGCTACGCCAAGACGACCAAGTACACGCCGCCGCCTGGATTTAGCCCCTACGACGTGGTAACGATCCCCACACCTTGAGGGCGAGATTATGACGGCACTTGGTGGCATCCCGACATGGGGAAACGTTGGCGACGCGACGGCCATCGCTGGCCAGATGATGAGCCTCGTCCAGTCGTACGCGGTGGACCTGGAGCAGGCCGCCGCGAACATCGTGCCACCTTCGATTAGCCCGACGTTCCCGACGATCCCCTCTCCACCCACGGAGCACAAGGTCGGCGCTCCGGCGCTGCAACAGGTGACCTGGGGCGTTCCGCTACAACCCGCGCCGTTCAGTGGGTCACTGAATATCACGCAATATCTGCCGGGGCCGTTCACGGGGATCGCGCCCACGCTCAACTTCGGTGCCGCGCCACAGTCGTTCAGCGGGCAGACGCCGCCCGCGCCGCCCATCAATTTCAATTATGAATATCCGACCGTGGCGATCAATCTGCCGGACGTTCCGGCGCTGCTGTCGATCAAAGACCTGCAATTCACGCCCATTGACATCCCGACATTCGAGGGCGTGATCCCGCCGTTCACGCTACTCGCGCCGTCCATCGTCGCGTACAATGAGAAGGCGTTCTACACCAGCACGGAGCTATCGCTCGTGCAGGCCGAGATCGCCAGTGCGCTCACTGACGATACCGATATCGGTCTCAGCGCCAGCGTCCAGCAGGCCATGTGGGACGCCGCGCGAGAGCGTGAGTTGCGCGCCCAGGCTGACGCCATCGCAGCGCTGGAGCGCGACATCGAGACCTTGGGTTACGCACTGCCGCCCGGTGCGTTCATCGACAGCAGGCTCAAGATTTACAATGAGACCCAGTACACGACCGCTGGGCTGTCGCGCGACATCATGGTCAAGCAGGCAGAGCTGCGACTGGAGAACGTGACCAAGTCTCGTGAGCTGGCGGTGCAGCTCGAAGGCCAGCTGATCACTTACTACAACGCGATCTGCCAGCGGCAGTTCGACGCCGCCAAGTATGTCACTGACGCACAGGTCGCGATCTACAACGGTCAGGTGCAGGCTTACGCCGCGCAGATCGAGGGCTATAAGGCGAGCATCGAGGCGTTCAACGCGGCGATCCGGGGGCTGGAGCTTTACATCGAGCAGCTCAAGGCCGAGGTGTCGTTCGAGCAGACCAAGGCCGAGATCAACACCGCCATCGTGACCCAGTACAAGACCGAGGTGGAGGCGGCCGAGGCCCAGCTCGAAGTCTACAAGACCCAGGTCGAGATCATCCAGGTCCAGGCGCAGGTCGAAAAGTTGAAGGTCGATACCTTCGCGGCTCAAATCCAGGCGTTCGTGAGCACAGTGAACGCCTACACCGCCGAGGTGGAAGGCTACAAGGCTGGCGTGGAGGCGCAGACCGCCATTGAGCAGGCATATAAGACGCAGGTGGACGCCTACGCCGCCCAGGTGCAGGCGGGGATCGGCGCGGCCAACGCCCTGGTGGCCCAGTTCGAGGGAGAGATCAAGGCTTACGAGGCCCAGCTCGACGGCTACAAGGCGGCGCTAGGCGCGATGGTGGAGCAGGCCCGCGCCGCGTCGGAGTTCAATCAATCCGCCGTGGCCGAGTATGGCGCGGAGGTGCAGGCCGTCACGTCCTTCAATCAGGTGCTGACGAACCAGTGGGAAGCCGTGGTGCGTGAGCAGGAGGCGATCACCGAGGTGGCGGTCAAGGCGGCCGAGGCGAACGGCCAGCTCTACATCGCGGCCAAGAACCTCGTGATCGAGGCCAACAAGGCGGGCATCCAGACGGCGGCTCAACTTGGCGCGGCGGCGTTGAACGCGGTACACTGGTCCAACAACTCGAACTGGTCGCTGTCCGAGAGCGACGTGCTCTCCACCAGCACCAGCAGCAGCACGAGCACCAACACGAACTATAATTCTAGCGTCTAAGGAGATTGATATGCCCGGTGCAGGTTTCGAGGGGTTCCTCCAGCAGAAATACGACATCATGCGCCAGGAGGCCAACGCGCGTGGCAACCTGGAGACCGCCCAGGCCAACGCGATCCCCAGTTCCACGGCAAGCGAGAACGCTCTGCGCACCGCGAGCGCCAACGAGACCAACGTCCGCGCCGGCACGCTCGACCCGTTGGCCCAGGCGTCGATCCAGGCGAGCGGCGCGGGGGCGCGGGAGAGTGGCGCGCGTGCCGGCCTCTACGGCACCGAGAGCGGCATCCAGGCCCTTGGGTTCACCAACGTCTTTGGAGACGCCAACACAGGGTACTCCACGAACCCTGGCGGCCCTGCGGCGTCGAGCACGGGTGGGGACACGCTGCACCCTGCGACGGCGGCGCTCATGCACCATATCATGACAGGTGGCGGCAACGTGAACGGGCAGCAGCTCGGCGCGGGATCGTTCGGACCAGCGGGCTCGGGCATCCAGCTTCTCGGTGGTCAGGGCGGTGGCGGGCAGCTGCCCGGCGCTGGGTCACTGGGTGATGGGTTCGCCGATCCCAAACAGCCCGGCTTTTACGCCAAGGGCACCCCGATGGTTCCCGGCAAGGCTCCCGCGAAGGGCGACACGGACACGGTGCCGGCGATGCTCACACCCGGAGAGGCGGTGCTCAACACGCACGCCGCCGAACTGATGGGTCGCGACAAGATCGCCAAGGCCAACGCCGTGGGCAACGCCATGAAGAAGGGCGGCATGTCGCCGCAGAAGCTCGCCAAGGGCACCGCCAAGGTGGCAGGGAAGCCACCGCCCAAAGGTCTCGCGCAAGCGCTGGCGGCGATGCAGACGCTTCAGGGCGGCGCGCAGCCTGGGGCGCTACCCGGTGCGCCGAGCCCGATGGGTGTCGCGCCCGGCATGGGGATGCGGTAAATCTGGCGACGGTGATGTCTGCCAGACTGGGCCGTCCTTCACGGGGCGGCCTTCTTCTTGTGACCGATTGTCACAACATTGTGCGCGGACGGCGCACTGGCCGGGGCGGTCACGGCCTGCGCGATACCGGACATGCGGCTGTCGGTGATGTCTATCGCGAAACACGTCGTCCGCGCCTTGGCGAGGGGCGTGCCCCGTCCGAGCACATACTTGACGTTGGGCCGTGTCACGATCTTCTGCGCCACCAGCGCGTTGAGCACACTGAGTGGGTTCCGGCTATCCCTGATGCACCAGCTCCTGAACGCGTCCTTGCGCACGTAGATCATGCCGGCCTCGATCTCCAGGTGCGCCTTCAGCTCGCGCAGCGGCGTGTGCTCCGCGAACGCGGTGTTGCCCACGGCGCTCTTATGGCTGACCCGGATGATATCGCCGTTGATATGCTCCAGGTAGTTGGCGATCACGCCAATCGGCTCGGACTGATCCACCTCTTCGGTGATGATGCCCCGCATATGGGGCAGCTGCACGTTGACGATCCAGTCCAGGAGCTTCGTCATGTCGAACGCCAGCAGGCCGCTACGCACGGCGATCCGGCCGGCGATCACCACGGCGGCGATCACGGCGGACCAGAACCTCTCGGACCCGGCGATGTTGTACTTCAGGTCGAACTTCGCCCGGAAGTTTCGGACGGCCTGAGCGACGGCCGGCATGGAGGTGATGATGCCCCGCAGGAAGGTCTCACCGATCCAGCCGCAGTTCTCGTTGATCGCGGAGATAAACGCGTCGGCCTGGGGCTTCTGTGTGCGATCAACCAGGGGCATCATGATCTCAAACACACGCATCGATCCCGCGACGCCCGCCGTGTTGTTGATCGACAGCATCTGGTACAGTGACATGTTCGTACTGACCACGGCGATCAGGGATTTGTCCTCGGAGCGTGACGGCCGGATCGTGGCGTCCGACTTCATGCGCGTCTTCTCGCGGAACTGACTGATGTGCAGCGCGAAATCCTTGGCGGTCTCGGGCGTCATCGTCGTCATCTCGTCGTGAAACACGGGCAGGTTGGCGAGCGTGGTGACCTGATCGTTGCGCGCGTTGACCGTCGAGCCGTCCTGTGTCGCGTCCAGCACGTACTGGGTGGGCGGACCCCATAGCGACGCGCCGGCATAGAGCGTCGAGGACTTCGAGCCGCCGCTATCGCCGTAGAGGCTGACGATCACGCCGCCCAGGTCGGTGTAGCAAAATAGCACACTCGCGAGCGAGCAGAGTACAGCGAACTGCGACGGGAAATATTCGTCCGAGGCGTAGAACTTCATCGCCTGGACCTGCGCCGCGATATTGCCGCGCTGTTTGATCCATTGCTCGGCGGGTTTGGCGATGGCGCTAAGCACGGCGGGCTGCTCGGTGCCGTCCGTCGATAGAACTTTCTTGGGCAACACGAACTTGCTGCGATCCTGGGTCCATCCAAGGTGATCGAATTGCTGGTTGGAGCGCTGGGTCTCTTGCAGCGCGCGGATATAGGCGACCATGAAATTCCTCACTTCAGGTAAGTTACGCGGGTCGATATGCACACCGTGATCCGCCAGCTCGGCGGCAAGCTGACGCTGGTCGATGACCCCCTTGGCCGTGATGTCGAATATCATCTGCCCTTCATGGGGCAGGCCGACGACCCATGTGGAGAACGCCGGCTCTATCTTGGTGCGCTTGAATGCAGCGATCGGAAACATGTCGTACGGGACGATGACCGTGTCCTCGGACACCTTGGGGCCGCTGCCCGATGGGTTGTCTTTCCACTTGGTGACGATGATCGTGCTCTTCTTCGTCCGGGTGTAGGGCTTGGGCGGGTCAATGAGGCTAGCCGCAGGCACGGCCTGAGAGACCGCCAACGAGATCGTGGGCGGTGCGGTGGCCGGCGAGGACTTGCTCACCTGCTGGGTGATGATCAGCGGGTTAGCGCCCCGGCCCGCGACGGGGCATCGCGCGCAAGCGCCACCGCCGCACTTCGCGTCCATCGTCGCGCAGGTTGGCGGCCCGTCCGAGTTGGCGTTGTATTGCGCCAGCTTGGCGTCCGTGGACGCGGGGCTATAGCCGGTGTGCCCCCGGCTCAGCCGGTGGACGTAGGCTGGCCCGTCCTTGACGAATTGTATCAGTCCGATGGTGGAGTACCACGCGGGCTCAGTGACGTTGCCGCGCGCCGTGACGTAATCGCGCACGTGCTCGCAGGCGTCGTAAAGCTCCCGCATGGTCGAGACCTTGCCGGAGTAGGCTACTCGCGTGTTGTTGGGGATGACCACGCCTGGATGCGGTCCAGTAAGTGCTGGACGGGGCTGCGCAACGTTGTCAGTGACGTTGTGCCGAGCAGCCAGTACCTTAACTTGCTTGATGAACGCTGCATTTGCTGTCTCCACTCCCTGGTGCAGAACCTCAACGGGACGTCGAGTATCTGTCTTGAGGTTGTACGTGCCGGCGATCCGCAGCACGCTCGACTGGTCCGTCGTGCGCATGGGATCGTGGCGCATCCCGCAGTGGCGAGCCAGACCGTGCAGCCGCGCGGCAGTGACTTTCCAGGTCAGTGAGTCAAGCGCGTCCGCGATGCGCCAGTAGACATGGAAGCCGCCGCCCGAGGATGTCACCAAGGGATCAGGGAGACCTGTCAGGAACAGGAAGCGCGCGAGATCACTGAGCGCGTCCTCGCGCGTCGCATACTTGGTGGTCTGGTCCGTGGTCCGACCCACGTCCAGGTCGAAGAAGAATGCGCGCGCAGCCTTCATGTTGGCGTGCGTGCGCACCTCATATGCGCCGGTTTCTCCGGTCTTGCGGTTCTTCTTGGCGGGGTTCCAGACTTTCGCGTGGCGCAATGTGTGGATCGCGAAGAAGAGATTAGTGGTCTCGCGTTTGCCTCGTGCGAACTTGACCGCGTCGTTGATGGTCTCAGTGACATGATGGGCGTAGGTGACCGTCTCGGTCCCTGGGATTGTGTACGGTGTGGCGATGCAGTACGGCCCCTCGTCAGGCCATACCGCCGTCAGAAATTCGCGCATGTTCATCAAGAGCGCCCTCACCCGTTGTCGCGCTGACGCTCAATCAACATACACTTGAACAGGATCAGGTACACAATCATATCGTCGCAGCGACCCTCTAGGGGTTCAAGCCGCGAGCGGGTCTTACCGTTCTGGATGTCCAGAATGTATTGGCAGATCGCGTCCCAGTGCTTGGCGATATAGACGCGCCAGACCGTCTCCATGGGTAGACCCATGTCGCGAGCGTTGCGGCGAAAATTGGCGAGGCGATCCAGGTCGCCCGCGTATTCGCCGCCCTTGAGTGTCCCCAGCTGCCGCAGCTGCGCCACAGTCTCGTTGACGACTACGTCGTATGCGGCGTGAGGAAAGATGACGTCCGGCATGTTACCCTCCTGAGAAGACTGCGCCCCAGCCGAGGCCAGGGCGCAGAGACTAGAACGACCCTTGGGCGACCGAGCGCTCGGGCCTATTCGTCGCCCCAGTCGTTCAGCAGGTCTTCGACACCCTTCGGCACCGCCGTGGGCGCGGGGGCCGGAGCGGCGGCCTTGGCCTTCCCAGGCTTGGCCGGAGCGAGAGGGGCTTCGTCCTCGTCATCCGCATCGGCGGCAAGCCGCTCAGCTTCAGCCGCAGCCTTAGCAGCCGCCTCGGCCGCAGCCTTAGCAGCGGCTGCCGCCGCAGCGCGCTTCGGGTTCGCGGTGGCGGCCGATGCGTTGACCGGCTTGGCCGCGTCCGCCTTGGGTGACGGCTTGGACGGCGGGATCACGTCCTGGTCGGCATCATCGTCATCGTCGGAGGGCGCGGCCGGGGCCTTGGCAGCGGGCTTGGCCTTCCCGGTCTTAGCGGGAGCCGGGGCCGGCGCGGGGCCGTCCTGGTCGTCCTCGTCAGGCGGCAACGCCTTCGCGGTCTCGGTGGCCTTGCCGTCCGCGCCGGCCGGCGTCCAGGAGCCAGCGAGCAGCTTCTGGGTCTCGTCCTCCTTGGCAAGCTCCACCGCCCGCACCAGGGCCTCGGGGGTGTTCCAGCCGGCCACGCTGAAGAGCAGCTTGGGGTAGGTCTCACTGTTGTCGAACTTGATCTTGGTGATCACGGCGGCGGTATTGCTGATGCCGCGCGAGCGCAGGTAATCCAGGTATTGCCGGAACGCATACCAGCCTTGGGCTTGCTCTTCCTTGTTGTCCTTGTCCCAGTCCGAGGTGATCGCCAGCTTCAGCCGGAGCGCCGGGAGGACGTCGAGCTTGTTGGCGATGGCGACCGCGACCATGCGGTGCTGCGCGCAGGCCGTGACGGCCTTGTTCTGATCGGTCACCCTAGACCCCTTGACCGACTTCGGGCAGCCATCACACGTCTTGTGCTGAGGCTCTTCCACGGAGGCGTGGGGCTTCTTGCCGTCGTCCGACCAGCACAATGGCGCGGACACCTTGGCCGGGTCGTAGGTGCCCTCGTAATAGGCTCTGCCACGGTCCTTGGCATAGTCGAGAATGATGGCTCGGACGAGCGTCACGTTGACGTCGTCGCCGTCCTCGTTCTTGCGGGTGAGCACGGTCTTCTCGCCGTTCAACGCGATTACCCACGTGCCTTTGCCGGACGTGGTGAGGGTCGGAACTGATCCACGGTCCACGATGTTGTTGTTTTGCTTATCGTCCAGGAACGCGGCGATATGTGCCGGCATCGCTCCGGGATCGAATGCTGCGACTGCTGTACCCTTGGCCATTATAAACTCCTGCGCTTAGTTCTTGCGAACGCCAACCTTGTATTGCCGAAACACAGACACGCCGGGCGGCAAAGCGTTGTCGTGGTCTGCCATGTATTGCGTGATGAACGTCGCCTTGATGCGCCGCTCCAGCGCGTCGAAGGCGTCGTTCTCTGCGACCCATCTATAGAACGCTCCCCAGTCCGCGCCCGTGGGCACGAGCTTCTCGGAGCGATAGAATGTACCTGCGGCGGTCTTGACGCTATCCATGTTGCTCTCGTTGAGAGCCGACAGCATGAAGTTTGTGATCTCTTCTAGCTTACCCTTCAGCTTGGCCTCCGTGTCCTCCCATTTACGCTGCTCTTCCGACAACTCCGCTTTGATCCTGTTGTGAACGCGGACGATCTTCTCCCAGTCTACGGCCATGGCAGCGCCTCAGTGAGTGATAGTCGCGTACAGGTCCAGTATGGACTTCTGTGTCAACCTTTTGTTATCAACCATCCGATAAATTTCCCACTCCAACGGGTCAGCCGCCAACCTTAGTATCGTCATCTTCCGGGTTTGTCCAGCCCGGTTGAACCGCTCGACGACCTGCTCGTACTCATCGTTCGAGTAGATCGGCGCGTAGAAGATCGTGGTGTCCGCGACGGTCAGGTTCAGCCCATGCGACATGACCTTGGGGTGGCAGAGCAGCACCGTGGGGTTGGCATCATGCTTGAACTGCCCGATAGTGTGGTCCCTGACCCTGGGTGATACGTCGCCGTTAAGAACCCCGACCGTGTACCCATCCTGCGTCAGCTCCTTCGCGAGGGCCTGGATAATACCTTTGAACGGCACGATGACAATCACCTTAGCGTTGGCTTCGTCGATTGCGGCCTCCAGCTCGCGCAGGCGCGGGCCATGATCCAACAAGATGTAGGTGCCAGACGCCGCATCCTTGACCGATCCACACAAAATCTGGCGCAGCTTATTTATTTTGTCGGCGGCATTGACGGCGTCAATAGTGCCCGCGCCGGCCGACATGGCCATCTCGTTCTTCATCTCCTTGAACTTGGTGCGTTGCTCGGCGGTCAGTGATGTCTGACGGTTCTCCACAACCACGGGCGGCAGCGTGAGGCAGTCCTTCTTCAGGAAGCGCACGGCGGGCTTCATGGCGTCGTAGGCCATCTCACTGGCCCCGGCGCGCGGCACCCACTTGTGCTCACTGACAGCGACCATCGTCTTGCGCTGGAACGACCCGAACCATTTCGGCACCCTGGCTGGATCCACGAGCCGTGCAAGAGCCCATGCGTCTGTCGGCGCGTTCGGACATGGCGTGCCGGTGATGCACCAGAGCCGCCTTTTCCGCTCCATAACCCATTGGAGCATTTTGTATTTATCGATCTTCGAGTTGCGGAACATCGAGACTTCGTCCACGATGATCAGATCGATATCCTTGCGCTTGCGCACCAGTCGCGCCACGTCGGGCAGTGCGATCCCGTCGTGGTTGACGACGTAGAAATCCAGGTCGGTGTTCAGGACTTCCAGTCGTCGTTTCATCGTGCCGTGGGCGATCCCACATGTCCGGTGC